AGAATATGGTCAGAGTGCTAGACCTCTTTAACACCTCAGTCGAGGCTGCAGTCAACTCCAAGCCGGAAAGGAAGGAGGACGACAGTGCCTCCTAAGAACTGGGATAAAGAGATCTGGGGCGACCTGTCTCAGATCGATGTAACGCAGTATGCGATGCGTAAGGGAACTCGAGGATTCAATCCACTATACATCCCCTGGTCGGTCGTCCATCACATCCTCATGGACAAATACGCCGGTCACTACACTCGTACTGATCACCCACTGGAGATACTTCCGGATGGTACAGGTCTAGTAAAGGTGACGGTCGAGATTCGTGGTGTCGAAAAGACCGCTATGCTCGCGGTGATGAATCACAAGTTCGAGGCGATCCAAGCTGATGCCAGAAACACTGCCGATGCATATCAACGTGCGTTTGTCAAAGCAACTGGTTTGTTCGGGCTAGGCATATCTTTGTGGATCACCGGAGAAGGTGAGCCTGTCACCCTGGATGCGAAGAGCGTGAAGGTTGCCTATTCAGATGCCAAGGATTCTCTTTTCGCCCTCATAGGACAGATCGAGGATGACACCACCTCTACTATCGATGCCGATGTACTCGCATTAGCCAGGGCTTTGCTCGAAGACAAGACCAAGCCCACCCAACGTATTCTGGACGCAACAGAATATATCCAATCACAACTCTAGAACGAGGAATTGTAATGCCAGACGATGCCATATTTCCAAAAGGATTAGTCATCAAGAATCCCCACGAAAAAGCACCGGACTTCGTGCGAGCCAAGCTGCACATCATCAAGGACGAGCTGATACCGTGGCTCAATGAACAGGAAGACGATTGGATTAATTGCGATGTGAAGCTCAGTCGCAATGGAAAGCTTTATATCCAAGTAGATACATGGAAGCCTACCCGATCAGAAAACAGCGCACCCGATAGTGGTGGTAAGGGTGACGATGGACTCCCCTTCTGAGCTGAACAAGATTGCCGCCACCCTCTTTCCAGAACTGAAGAGGGAGATCTCTACTGTACAGGACGATATACGGTCTGCTGAACACAGAATAAAGAGGATACCAGGCAGTGTCTTGGTTGACGGTGCGAAAGACGCACTGATTCAGTGCCTATCTCATCTCGATTCTGCCAACTCAGCTACAGTTAGTGCATTGAAGTCCGTACATAGCCAGTATCCGCATTCTCCTGATCTATGAAGGAGTCTGCGATATCTGGGGAGATTCGCAAATTTCTGAGGGATGTGATGGGGTTCTCGGTCTACTCGACCGAACAGGGCTACCGCAAGGATCGTGGTGGCACAAGACAGACCCCTGGCATTCCGGATCTAATAATTTTTGGCAAGGGCATCTTCGCCTTTGTCGAAGTGAAGACTCCCAAAGGCAAACTGAGAGATTCTCAGAAACAGTTTCAGTCTGACTGTGATAGCTGTGATCCTGTCATTCCGTATTTAGTATGGAGAGATGTCAGGGACGCATTCGATTGGCTGGTCGAGATCGGTGTTATTAAGCAATCCGATATCACCTGATGTCAGGCTTTGTGCTATTAGCCAGACAACTGCAGAAGAACGCACTTTGGCGCAGAGATCCGGATCACCTGAAATTGTTTCTGTACCTGTTGATGAACGCCAACTACATGAAGGATGAAACCTACACCTACACTACAGGCACCGATAAGGTGGTGGTCGGCTATGCCCAATACCTGTGTTCCTATTCCAAGATCAGTGAAGACTGCCAGTACTCAAGGGGCAACAAACTGGTTCGCTGGGGCTTGTCGAGAGTAAGTAGAATGATCAATGCACTGGAGGACGAGGGCCGGATAAAGGTGTTAAGCAAGACCCACCTTGGAAGCCTTATACGCATAGAGAACTATCAGTCATACCAGGACTTTTCGACCTATAGCCACAAGGAGCCTGGAAGGGCAGCGGAAAGGAAGCGGAAAACATCTGAAAACAAAGTAACCAATGAAATACAGATAAAAGAACTATGGTCGGTATACCTCGAGGAGCTTGGTGGAAAAGGAAACCAACCAACACTGACTGCTAAAAGGAAGAAGGTTCTCGGACTCCTTTACGAGGAGCAATTGAAGGGAGGTGACAATTACCTGGACACGTTCAGGAATTTGCTGAAGTCTGTGCGGTCATCTGAACACCATATGAAGGAGCGAGCCTGGCACTTGCCTGAGTCGTTGTTCAAGGACCAGGAGCGTAGAGAGAGGTGGGCCTTGAAAGGCTCTGAGCAGATACACAAATCAACCGCTCACGGTGTGAGCAGAACATGGAGCATAGACGCATGACGCCAGAAGAGTACCACTCCAGCAATGGACTATCGAACAGTATGATGACCAGACTAGTAAGGTCACCGGCACACCTGAAGCATTACATCGATCATCCGGATTCACCAACCCCACAGATGATACTGGGCACACAGGTCCATACTGCCCTCCTCGAGCCTGATGTTTTCGCTGACCTGTGCGTGGTTGGGCCGGACGGTCCTTGGACCCGTAAGGCTGCNAAGGANGAGATCGCGAGCATGGTGGATGCCGGTTACAGCAAGAGCGATATCCTGAAGCCTGACGTTTACGACCAGATTCAGGATATGGTCGATTCCGTTCTCGAGAACCCATCCGCATCCTTGATGATTCGTTCAGGACAGTCTGACGGTGAGATCGAGGACTCGTTGTTCTGGGCTGACCCAGGAACCCATGTGGAATGCAAGGCTAGGGTTGATTGCATCCCTGCAGAATCATCCATGTATTCCAACTATCTGGTGGACTTCAAGACTACCATCGATGCGTCACCCGAATCGTTTGCAAAATCGGTGGTAAATTTTGGATACCATAGACAGGCGTATCACTACCTCAGTGGATGGAACAGTCTACATCCGGAAGATCAAAGAAAGGGGTTTATAATCATAGCTTGCGAGAAGTCTCCCCCTTATGCGGTAGCCATCTACGAGATGGACAACAGGTGCATGGAGCTGGGCAAACATGAAGTAAGCAGTCTCATGGAGCTTTATGCACAGTGCGCTGACGACGATGTCTGGGAGTCCTACCCACAAGCAGTACAGATGCTTGAGCTTCCTGCGTGGGCAACCGCCAAGGTAGGTCAGTGAAAGATATCCTGAGTCCTGAGTTCCTCGATCAATTCCATGAGAAGGCACATGAGCCGATCAGGGCAGTGCCTACCCATCTTCCAACCCTCAATAGAGTCAGTAGAGGATCGGGGGGTGGCATAGGGTTCGGGCCAATATTCGTGACAATTTCTGGAGCGACCGGCAACGGCAAGTCTGCACTCGCACTCGGATTCGCATCTGCAGCCTTACAGTACGGACTCGAGGGAGGCGTTGCCATGATCAATCTGGAAATGTCCTCTATCCAGACCGCGACCAGAATGTATGCGATTCACAGCGATACACGCATTGCACACCTCGAGCAAGGTAACTTCCATGATGGTGCGTTCAGAGAAGCGAGGAAGGCTATGGAAGGCTCTCAGCCGCTATGGGTGCCTGACGGTCTCCTCACAAGCTGGGAGGACTGTCTAGCCTATATGGACGAGTGTCTCGAGCAGGCCGGTACAAGATACTACATACTCGACTATCTACAGTTGGTATCGACCGGCACTGAGTCGGAGATATATGCCACCACGCAGAAGATAGTTACTGAGCTTCGAGCATGGGGTGTGAGGAACGACGCTACGATACTCTGTCTGTCCCAGTTCAACAGGACGACCAGCTCAAACTACGATCAGTCACCCAGGATGACGGGGCTGTTCGGTGGTATGATACTGGAAGCGAGTTCTGATATGGTGCTACTGCTCGACCATAGTAGATATAGGCGCGACGGTAACACAGCTTACACACACCTCATTGTGGCAAAGAATCGGTCAGGACCAACCACCACTATACCCATTGCTTGGTGCTATAAGACGCTACAGGTGAGGGAAGCTACACCAGATGAGGAACATTTATGGCCCAAGTGAACTCACATCGGTTACTTGAATTCATAGGGACATTGGATCTAAGGGTTGGCCTTCCTGATAATGTGGCTAACTATATTGAAAAGAAGATTGGAAGAGTGTTGTCTATAGAAACCGGACTTCCGGACAATGATCCGTTAAGATTCGATACTAATGGGGAAAGGCTTACGCAATACCATCTCGACAAGAAGTTGGATGGCGTAATCAAGTCATGGCCCATAAACAAAGGAGCATGGAGTGCCAGGAAGAAAGATAACAAAAGCCGCCTATAGAAGTCTCTCTACGTTTGGAGAGGAAGCTATATTCGAGACTTATCTCGAGGTCAGGGATGTGGCTAGGATGCTGAAGAGTCTCGAGTCTGACATCGGCTCTGTGAGTGTTGGTCTATTCTATCGATGGCTTCATAGCGATAAAACTGGCGGTCGATGGGAGCGATGGCAGGATAACAAGAAGATCATCGGCTCGAGCCTGGTCGAAGAAGGACTCGAGATCGTTGATGGTGCTGACGATGGTTCGGTTCAGGCTGCTCGCCTGAAGGCAGAACAAAGACGGTGGATGGCAGAGCGATACAATAGAAGCGAATTCGGCAAGCCGGACGCGACGGTCAACGTAGTGAGTATCGGATCAGACTTCCTGTCTGCATTGAAGCAAGTCGAAGAAGAAATCTCCAAGCCGGAAGAGATTGTGATTGAAGCAGAGATAATTGAATCGGATGACGATTAAAGGTCGGTTGATTTCATTGCTTGTCGTCTAGCTCTCATAATTACGATACACGTTAGTTGATGCCATAAATGACTTGCAGGCTCGTATCCAAACTGGGATAGATAGTTCTCGATGATCTGGTCGCCGGTTTCTCCTATCCATACCGTGCAGCCGTTATCCATCTTGTGAAAGTGGTCTGGATATATCTTGTGTAATTCTCCAGGTGGTCTTGTAGTCGGTCGATTCCTGCTCTTACAAATACGGTAGGCTTCGACAGCGTTATCCAACACGGCTTCTAATTCATTCTTCTCCATCTTTCTTCTCAGGCAGCATGCGGTAGCCCCATACCTTTCGGAGATTGCCGGTTAGGCTCTTTCGCATGATTCGTACTGGGAGTAGACGCCCTGTTTTACTGAACTGCTTCAACCGTTTTCGTATAGCAGCATCACCTACACCAAGTAATTCAGACAACTCTCCTGTGGTAAACGCATCGTCTGGAGACTCGGTGTTGTCAATCGCAGCCTGGAGTTCCGCGATGAGGTCTGCCTCAGTCATCTTCATAGTGTCAACACACTTGATCTCTCGGCATTAAACAGAATCGGTCGAACCTCTATACTACCTTCATGGCAGATAAGTAAAACAATACCGATATCAGCCAAAGATTCTGCAGCGATCCTGTGAACATACTCGGTCGCGAACTGCCAAGCAGGCATGGATACAACCCTGGTAACGCCACGGTGATCGTAGCCACTGTCCATGTATCTGTGGTTATGACTTCGCACTGCGATATCTGGAGGACGCCTTGCGATAAATTCTGATAACGGATCTTCAGAAACAAGCATTGCTTGATACGCTTCAAGCATACGTTCTGCCCAGATATCAAATCCATAAAGATTGGCGTAGCCGCGAACAGTGTGCGCTCGTTGTCCCATCCTACCGTGATGAGCCACATCCAGCCTCACACCTTCCACATCTATCCTGCGTCTGTAGCTGGACATGGTGCCTGTGTCCGGATCTTTGACAATGGGCCACAGTTGACCCTTCAATGCCCTGGCAATTCCTTCTTCAGCATCACCTGACCGGCCTACATGGGACGGTGTACCACGAATCACATGAACCTCTTTAGGCTTCAGTGCTAGTGGCACTCTCAAGGACTCCAACGCACAATGCACATGAAGGCCCGTTAATGGACTCGCTATCTGGGCTGTTCGGTGATGATCACCATCAATAGCATCACCATTGATGACCAAGGTAAACTTCTTTTTACCAATAATCTTCTTGGCCTGTTTCCAGGCAGACTCCCAACAATGCCATAGCCAGTTCTGGGCATCCGATGGTTCGTACATTCCTCCATCGTCCAGCTCCAAACCTTCGGGTGGACATAAGCCTACGGTAGATCCGCAGTGCAAATCACCACACACTGCGATGATATGGGCCATTATTTAGTGCCCCAAAGAACATATCCACCTGCCAACCCTATGGCAGCCAGCCACCAATCGGCCTTGAGCCTTAGTCCAAGACTAGGTTTCATGGAAGCCTTCAGCGCAGCGACCTGTGCCTCGAGCATGAAACTTTTGATCCCTAGTTCACCCTGAACCTCTCGTAGACTGAGGATGAGTTCACTCGCCTGGTCTGCTCTTAACGCTTCAGCCAATCGTGTCTCACGCTCGATCACAATAATAGAATCTAATTTTGTAATCTGCATTTCATAACCAATAACGACTCGGTCGAATTCCAAGGCTTGTATCGAGTCCAGGGATGCTCTCAGACGCTCAGAGATCACTTCTGTGCGCTCTCGCGCTTCTCTACGCTCTCTGGTGAGCCTAGCGACCTCACGCTCGTTTATACGCCTTTGTTCAGAAACGGCTGAATCAGCCAGCTCGAGCATATGAACCAGCGAATCGGATCTATGAACCACGGAATCCAACACAATCTCCTGTAGTTCAATCCTTTGTTCCGCATCATCTGCAATACCTCTGTAGTACGCTGCCTGCATACTCTGTTGTGCGACTACAGCCAAAAGGCCGATGATGGCTACGAACCCCACGGTCCACACCCAGTGCGGCACTGTCACCATCGTGCCGGTGCCGGACGATCTAGCTTTCCACGAATGTCGATGTGCGTAAACATTTGATATCGACCAATTCCTAGCTGTTTGGATTCTTCATGTGCATCGAACCATTCTGCTACCTCACCTGGTAACCACCCCACCTTTGTTATATCCGCAGCACCGCAAGTCATGTGCATGGATGTCGAGACACCGCCGATTCTATAGTTGTAATCGAAGTCCCGAAACCAAGAGTTTACCAGTATCGGGCCAACGGGTAGCGCCTCTCTAAGTTCGCAAAGCAGCTTACAAAGTGTAATAGCATTAGGCAAAAGACTTAATTCTGGGGCCTTGAGCCTTGTTCTGGACCGTGACGTTGCATGGAGAGCCTCACGCCCTACATCTGCTATCTCCAGGGGGTGGAAATTCTCCACACCTTCTCTACATAGTGCTTCAGCACAAACTACCGACCACTCATGCTTCGTCATCATGGAAGTTTGAAGAGTTATCAAGCACTGTGGGGCGTCTAGGTTCTCGTTGTATAGACGCGCTGATGCCACTTGCTACCGCACCTATTTGTGGCGCTAGATACTGTGCGATCCTGGGACCAGCAGCCCACGCGAGTAAGCCGGTAAATATCGTACCAAGTAGTGCGTAGATAGCATTGCTTACATCACCCCAGAGTACGATATCGAAAAGGATTAATGCACCAGTGAACAACAGCGATCCTACAAGGAGTGTCCGTGCTGCAGACAACTTACCTTTTTCATCGCTCAGTATCTGCTTGAACTCAATCAAAGCGTTCTGGGCCACCTGAACCGCCACCGCCAAGTAGTCCTGTCATTTTAGCAACTCCACCTACTAATGCGGCTGCTATACTAAATCCTGCTACTTGCTTCAGCCTTTTTGCCCACTCAGCCATATTTTGCCCGAATACAATTGGTTGCCTTATCCGTAAAGGAAGAATGTCATCTAGATGTCTTATCGCAGCAGCATAAGCCTGATCCCCTTCTGCACCCTTGGCGAAAAATTGTCTAACCCATCCTCTTCCAGCACTACTACCAAGAAGATCATATATAGCTTCAGCAGCTTCTTCGCCTCCCTCTCTTCCGATAAGAAGTGGACTCTCGATCTCACTTTGCCATAAAGAGTCCAGAAAATTATTCCTAAGTATACGGCTTTCAGCCACAGACCCACCCTGAGATTCAACGAATTCAACGGCTTCAGATAAGTCGCTAGGCTTGCCACCGATTTTTAGCTTGCTTGCTTGTACTGGAGATTCTTTGAATGAGATTTTATTAGTTCTATTGAGTCCATAATTATATGCATCGAGTCTTGCACTTCCCTGTCGAAAGATATCATCAGCCCCTTTCAAGCCTGGATAAATATCATCCATAATACTTTCTATTCTTGTAACAAATTGGACTGCTTTTTGATCGCCGCGATCAGCTAGTTCGCGAAGTGTATTCCTGAAGATCTGCATACTATGCAAACTAGGGGCACGACCGGCTTCCAAGTCTGCTACCAACTCGGTTACCAACCTTGTAGCACCTTTATTATCAAGACCGAAGGTCTGTGTCTGACCTCTTGGACTCAACAAATGACCGGCATCTTTCTTGATAATCTTGACGATACCCTTGAGATCTTTTAAGCCAGCGTCAACTCCTGCTTCATATTTTACCTTCCATGTTGCATCATCCGCAGATTTTCCTGCAAATTTAGCTATACGGCTAAGAGTATTGTTCCAATCTCCAAGAACCTTTTTGTCGAAGGTCTGACCTAGTTTCCGGTTCACATTCCAACCGCTAGTGAAGACTGCATCCAATGGACTGTAAACTTCTTTTCTGTCGATTTCCTTGGCTGCGGTTAAAATAGTCTTCTGGGTTTTGATCCTCTGAAGCATTAGTCCTATATTCTTCGCGATCTTAGAAGAATTCCAGAATTCCGATCCTTCTCCAGTAAATGGTATTAGTTTGAACTCTGGAAGCAGTTCTTCAAGTTCCTTGCCCCCTCTTTGCAATGTTTCCTCTGGCAATAAATCCCTTGCCGTAGCCCTGCCTGAGTGCAGACTCAAGACTTCAGCCGCTTCCTCGCCATATGTACCAGGCTGTATACGGGCTTCAAACATCTCACGAAGCGGTCGCTGAACTGGTACTGGTTCCTGCTTAAAGGGTATCTTAACCTCTTCCGGTGCGTGTCTCAGGATCGATCCCGGCTGGCCGCGTGTCAGGGGAGCCAACTCGGCACCAGCTCCACCCCGTTTACGGATGCCCTTACCTATGAATGTCCCTACTGGACTAGCACCTAATACGCCGCCAGTTCCACCAGCAATCAGTCCCGTTTTAAGTGCTTCACTTGCACGATTTCCAATACTGCCTTCACCTTCACCGGCACCATAGACCGCGCCACCGGCAGCGGCTGGTATCGCCATCCCTAGTGCCCTGGCACCTCTGCTCGTAGAACCAGCCAACCTCGCCAGGTTCATCCCAGTTGCAGCCGTTCCTGCACCAGCAGTCAGTAGCCCTGGAACTATACTGCCTGCGGCTTCCCAACCCATAGCTTCCAGCGGATTGTCCCTACGAAACTGCTCTATACCGGCTCTGGATTTATCTCGAGCTTCTCCGTATGTAATATTCGGGGATATGGATTTTATTGCACCTACTATCTCATCACCAAAGCCAAGGGTTACACCTTGCGCGAATTGTCTAGCCTTTCCTCCCCAATCATCGACCTTAGACATCTCGCCACTAGGCTCTTCTTCTTGATACTGAGCGGCCCTACGGGCTTCGGCTATACTTCCGAAGTTGCCCTTGAGCAACTGAAGATAATGGGCATCTATCTCTTTCTGTTCATCTGAGTCGGGATCACCGTATTCCTGCCGAAACTCCGCTAACTCTACATCGTATGCAGACAGAATTCTAAGGATTTCTTGCTTGCCCATCAGGTTTGACCTATCCCTCTAGTGCGGCCTGATTGACCAGGAAATTGCTCTTTCTCTTTCCTCCGTGCGCCGATACCCGAATCTCCTATTGGTCCTTGAGGTGTGTAAGTTTGACCAAGCTGCGGCCCCATCTCTTTACCAGCCATCCTATAAGCCGACGCCAATGTTCCCACGCTATTATTGAGGCCATTCAGGATTATACTCATTGGTACGGTACCACCACCCCTAGGTTTCCATAACTCTTCATCGTATCCGGCAGATTTATCAGGATCTAGGCCCATCAACTCTTTTGCTCTACGCTGACGTTCATCTGAAACCCCTTCGCCGCCCATAGCATCTGCCAATACCTGTCTTTTTCTTCTCTTCAGAAGGGATACCTCAAGAGGTTCGCCTGGTACGGGGATCAGTGCCTGATAATATCTCATGGCTTCCTGATTCGTCATCTGTGCGCCAGATAAGAAGCGAACAATTGGGTTAATAAAGTTCAATGCCGATGTATAGTCTTCTAACTTTTTAATTGCTTGATCATCGAGGTTATCCATAAATGTCAGCGCAGCCGTTTTAACTAATCTAGGCAGCCAACCCGAACTTTGTCCCTGATTCTGGTTGATCATTTCTGCCATGTAAGCAGTCAATACTTCGGTACTGAATAATTTCGGAGCTTCAAACTGCGACAGTACTAACGCATCCCCTGCTTCAAAATACGCCTGTTCTGCTCGTTCGATCCGATCTTTATTGCCTGTCCGTAATATTCTATCGAACTCTGCGCTTGCATCATCACGGACCTGACGCAACGCCATGTATTCACCCAGAGCCTCTTTTGGAATTCCAGGTATAACAGCCTGCAAATCACCACGGATTTTATCTCTTCTTATATTAGCTTGTCGTATGGCCTCCGGATCGCCGCTCGCTTCAGCTTTCGCAACCTCCTGATCAGCGAAATCTCTATCCTCAATGAGTATTTCCCAGCGAGCAATGCCCTCACCGCCGTCTATGCGTGTACCACCAGCCATCGTCATATCACCATCACCTTTTCGCATATCTCTGATAGCATGTAGGGCTGGTTGTAGAAGATTGAGATTCGCCCTTTCCGACTGAGTTGTCCCTGAACCAGTAGTTCCTGCTGGGAAAGGTGACGTTCGCATACGGGAGGTGTCAATTTTTACAAGTTGGCCCCCTTTGTCTGGATCGGCTCGATAATTTTCTAGCGTCTGCTTGTCAGTCATCACCGTATATGAATTACCCTCTCTATCATACATATCATACGGAGCAGTAAATCTGTCGCCTTGGTCTGTAGTATAAAGCTCCATGTTTGTGTTTATAGCCTGTGCAATGCCTGTGTCGCCAGCAGCATAAGCCTCATTCACGGCCTTCTGTAAGGCTTGGAATATCTGTTCATTAGTCGGGTTTTCACCAAGTCCCTTAAATATCGTCGCAATACGTCTTTGCGCTTCCTGCTTATCCTCATATGCCTCCATCGTCAGTTCGTGTTCCTCAACAGCTCTCCCCTCACCGGCTCTACCAATATCCATCTGGTAGTCCCTGAACTGATCAGCCTTAAACCGCTCTTCTTCTTGGATTGCCTTCTCGGCAAGGTATCGCTCGTTTTCCGTAAAACTCTTAGTAAACTGACCAGCAGCTTCAGTTATAGACCGTATAAATGAGGGTACGGGATTGGTGGGACTAGTTGTCGCTGCTCTAGTTGCCGCAACGCCTGCATCTCCTAATGCACCGGCATAACGATCAGCAAAACTCGGCTCTGTTGGTACGAAGGGTTGCTGCTGTTGCCGTTGCCGTTGCTGTGATATGCGAACTGGTGCTAAAGGACTTGCGGTAATTGGTCTCGCTGCGATATCGCGCTGTCCTCTCTGTTGGATAATACTTTTGAAATCCGGTACACCACCGTAGGCTGCGTCCCAGCCTTTCTGTGTAACGGGCATACCCTGCCTTGCTGGCATACCGGCAGGATTCATGGACTGCATACGCCTCTGACTTTCTTCTCTACGCAGACGCGCTATACGCTGTGCAGGAGTCTCTTGCCTCTCTTGTCTCCTGCCTCTGGTTAAAGCATTTCCAGGTGCGCCGCGCTGACCGAAATGGTATGCACTAGCAGCAAATGGAAAAGATCCTCTATAAGCCATTACGCCCTTCTCCAAGTCTGCCTGCGTTTTCGCTCATCAGGAAAGCCAAGACTCATAGGAACCCAAGGTTTAGGCCCAAACGTATCGCCTGCCCACTGTCCAAGACCAGTTAATCCAGCAGCTACAACATCCCCCACATTACTGGGGCTTTGTTCCATATCGGGACCGCCCAAGGGATCTTCCAACTTTCCATCCATTACATCCCATTCTACGGAGCCAGTGAATCCACTTTGTCTAGGGGATACACCTGATTCCATTGGGGCTAACTGTGGACCTATGGCACGTTCATCCATTGGTACATAGCCAGCAGGCGCAGACATAGGTGCTTCGCGTCTAATCGTTTCTGGATCGAAATAAACTCGAGAGTCGTATTCACGCACACCTCTATAATTTGGATTACTCCCCTGTCCTCTACCGAATCCCAGGTTTAATAATCCTGGGTACTCTTTGTGCCAAGGTTGATGGGCCATTAGACCGCCTCAAACTGGACGCCAATAGCGTCATAGTTCACGCGATAGAAACCATCCTGCATCTCTACGGCATCTGGACGCTCGAGTATCACCTCTTGAGCCATAACACCCTTATATCGGTTGTCTCTGCCTAGATAGTTGAACTCATAGGTTTTGAAGCCGTTCTCCATACCGACGTATTCTATGTTGTCCTTGATTCTGGCATCACTACCGAACGCAGTTGCCGCAGCACCACCAGCAGACAATAGGCCACCAGCCACTTGACCCCAAGTAGACGGCTTACGCTGATACTGAGCCATTCCAGCCTGTGGCTGCATCGCCTGTAGGAACGCAGCTTCGTCTGCGAAGCCCTCCTGGCTTCTGAGCCACTGCTCGTAATCAGCCGCAGCTTGCATCTGCTGACGCTGTTCCTGGGTTCCACCCATCTGAGCGAGTTGCTGTGCAGCCGCGAAAGTAGCTGCCTGTTCGTCCAATCCCTGACGGCCAAGCTGTTGAGCCAGAGCCATCTGCTGCTCTCTGAACCGTGCTTGATCGTCCATGCCCATGCCCTGCGCCTGTAGACCCATCTCGGCAAGAGCCTGTCTGCGAGCAAATTCGTTCTGTGTCTGCTGGCGAGCAGCATCAGCACCAAGTTGTTGCGTCTGCATACCTCTCTGTAGCCTGAGTTCGGCTTCACGCATCTGACGTTGAGCTTCGTACTGTGCCTGGGCGTTACCAGATTGGAACGCAGCCTGCTGATCTGCCCTAGCGGCTTCCAACTGATTCTGTGCAGTCTGCATCCCAGCTTGTTGCTGTAGTTGCTGTTGTTGCATCGCTACATCGGCACCAACACCTGTTGTCGCACGTTGCTGTTCCAGGTCGAGTTCAGCCTGACGGATAGCCCGTTGAGCCTCGAGTTGCTGGGTTTGGTTACCGCTCTGTAGTGCTGCCTGCTGATTTGCGAGCGCAGCCTGTAGGTCCAACTCCGTCTTGCGTTGCGTTCTTTCAGTGCCAATCCTTTGTTCTTGCAGCCTAGCTTCGGTATCCAATTGCTGTGCCTGTATAGCGGCCTGTTGGGATCTAGCAGCGTCTGCTTCCCTGCGCTGTGCTTGTAATTGCTGACCAGCCAACCCGATCTGGGCATCCAGTTCGGCCGCGCGAATACCACCAGCTTGTCCTAACTGCTGCGTCTGTAACGCCGCTTGCGTCCCCAGTTGCTGACCTGACAGTGCAGCTTGCTGGGCGCGAGCAGCATCTGATTCTCTGCGTTGAGCTTCTAGTTGTTGTCCTTGAAGCCCTCCCTGAATCCCCAATTGCTGGGTCTGCATACCAGCGGCTTGCTGACGCTGTAGGTCTGCTTCCATGCGATCTGCCGCATCGGTATATCCCTTTCTGCGGATCTCAGCGATACGGGCGAGCATAGCTGTTTCTTGCTCTGCGCGTGGGATGTCACCTCTGGTGCCCCAAGCGTGTGACTGTGCCCTACGCGCTTGCTCCTGATTCTGTGCTTTAAGGTAATCCTGTTGTGCCGCCGCTACCTGTGCATCGACGCCCAACTGGTTCATGTAAGGATCAAGGTTGCCACCTAAAAACGATGCTCCACCAAACGTGCTTGGAGTCACACCAGCAACTGCCTGAGTCGTTTCTCCAGTAACTGGATCTATCGTCACCTCACCAGGGGCCGCGATTGGTGTGGGAGCTACGCCAAGTACGTCTTGTGTAACCGCACCAGTAATAGGATCGACCCTGACATTTGGCTCAGTATTAGCGAGTGCTCCAGCGGTTACGGCATCTCCAGCATATCCTTCACCAAAATCCGCAATATCCTGCGCTTCAATGTCTGGTATACCCGTAATATCCGTTGGTGCCGCTACACCGAAATCCGTACCGATCAGTGTAGGATCTGGTACTGCTTCCTCGCCCAATCTGGCGATTGATGGATCACCAGCCGCTGTCCCCGTTCCTGCCTTATCCAATCCCGTCCAGCCACCAGGCAAGAACTGATTGTAGCCAGGATCACCAGCCCTTGGGCCTTCCATGAGCATACGGCGAGTCGCTGTTCGTGCGTCCTCGACCTCACCAATACCAACACCTGATGTTGGACGGTTCAGGTCAGTCTGGAGCAGTCCACCTCCAGTTCCTTCTCTTCCACGATAAATATCACCAGATGTAGCAGTAGGCAGATTCTGGGCACCAAACGGTATATCGGGAGTATCCCAGATGTTGAGTTCGTATCCAGGCTGATTTACACCAGCCATCCCTGAAGGCGCACCCTCTTCGTAAGTCTCACCCATCCAAGGGGACCAATCAGAGCGTTCACGGCCAGGACGCACATAACCTGGCTGTCCTGGCTTTGGACCTGGCTGTGGGCCTAACCCTACACCTCCCGTAGATGCCTGTTGTGTCGCTGGACTATATCCAGGCTGATTTACCGCTGCATATCCAGTTGTTTGCATCTTCGCAGCAGGCAATGTAGAGCTTGTAGAGCCTGGTGCGGTGGACATCCCTAATGGTGTTCCTTGGTTCGAAATCCACTCCCTTCGTTGTGCATCGGTCCAAGTGCCCCATTCATCAGGCTGAACTGCATCTGGGTTGTCAATAAAATAAGTGTCAGGTGCATCTACATATCTTTGCTGTCTATCGGATGTTCTACGGCCTGGTGTGAACTCATCGCCTGCCTGATAGCCCGACTGACCGTACTGATAACCACCAGCAAGGGCCGTGTCGGGACGCACATAATTCTGGAACCCTAGATTCTGGACCCTGTATGCACCCTTTCCAAGTATTCTGTCGGTAAGATATTGCTGGCCTGTCTGTGACATACCACTAAGGCCAGGAACCATCGAGCTACCATAACCGTACTGCTGCTGGAATGGTGACTGCCCTGCGTATTGCTCTGCCTGCCTGAAGAGATGCTCTTGTCGCGCCTGAGTGCGCGGATCGGGCCTTTCTGACTGTGTTAGTTGGAGGTCTTCTATGTTACCAGTGGTTTGTCCACCCATTTTAGTTCATATCCTTTATCAGCACGACGCGCTTGTAGTCGTAGCCCCGTGGCTTGAGTACACGCGCCCAACCTTTGCGTCCTGCCACTGAAATTCCGCTGCACCCGAACTCTTTAGCATGGAACTCAGCGGCTTCCAAGATACCGTCGATATTGGCGTCCATGTCGCCTCCTGCGAGCCAGATATTGAGCAGCTTTCTGCGCGGATGATGTTCAACTCGGAATATGGCGGCACCGTTCCTGACAGGGTAGAAAATCGCATAGTTTGACTGTAGTGCATCCTTTACATCCTCTACAGAGTGTGTTTCTCCGCTCTTCTCCAGAGCATCAGCAATAAAAGGCTTGCTTTTCTCCCACCAATGCTCAAAACGCTCATCGCTCACGCCTATCATAGTGCGGTGGTTCCCAGGTTACCAGAATTGTCCACCGTGACGGCGTATCTGTTGCCGTTGGGTGCAACCAATATTAACCGCTCGTTGTTGGCTAGGTCTACGTCCTCAAAATGCTTGAAATTCGACTTATCTGCGTCCTCTAGATCCACCGTGCGGCTGACCTCGTACTTGAGCCAGTGCTTCATGTCAGGCACATAGGTGGAAAACTGTTGGTCGAACTTTCTAGGAGGCGAGCCTAGACGCAGGCGCATTACCCGTGACGGTGCAGATATGCTCATCGTCTTGCACCTGGCTGCATCTCAAGGCGTGGTACGCCCAGACGCCAAGCATTAGNAGANTCAGATATACATTTCATTCTNACCGTGCGTCCCGTAAAGCGGACAGATGTGGGTGCTGCCATATCGTATGGGCCATGCGTAGTATCGCTATCAGTTGGATAGAGCCTTGTATAGAACGTGGTNGTGATATCGCCCAGAGTGGTCACATCTGGTATCAGGCTCGTAGCAGACAGAATTCTGTCACCGTCACCTAACTGAATCGGTCCTGATTCGACATAAGGAATTAGCACTGATTCATCTACGTCCTCGTATACGCCGCCGACTTCATGCTCGTATGGGTTGCCGTCCACATCAAACAGAATCGGTAACTGGAATATGCCACGCGAGGTGGTCGATGTACGGGCCAGAGTGCCTACAGACCAGTGATCTTCCAGATAGTTGTAGCTCACATAGGAGTCGATTTCGACGCCCTCTGGATAGAACCACACGATCTCATGGAATAGCGTGTTATGCCATGCAACGACTTTCGACGCCTGGGATTCGTTCATCTGCGTGACGATGTAATCCTCTACATCACACGCAATCGTTGACACATAACCGTCGTACTTGAAGAAGCCCTGCGCCGAGCGTCCCATCCAATACGCAGTGTTACCAGCTACAGCGACTGCATTGATGCATACGGGTCCGCAATTATCTCCTACCCGATCAAACTGATACGCATAAGGCAGACCAACGAATGTGGCCGTATGTGCGTCATCGGTAGTGAATATCAGTACCTGACCACGCACTTTCACCGCGCCCAGCAGATCACCCTTGGTTTCTAGTATCTGATCGCCAGCCAGATTAGTCGATGTGGAGGTCCAATCCGTGTTGTCCTCCGAATCCGACCAGAACACCCTGCGCCTGTCCCGCGTTGCTTCCGCACCACCGTTAGGAGTGCCAGCAAACACCATGTGGATGCGCTCACTCGTCACGATATTCGCTGTCGCGTATTCAGGTGAATTAGCAACCTGTGCAGCCGCCGTACTCGTTGGTGTGCCGACACTCGCATCCCACTGATAGACCTTGCCGTCATCAGGCGTAAGTCCAACCAGATCCTCACCCCACAGGTCCAGGGACCATATCGTAGCTGGTACGGGAGTGCCCAGATCTGGCCTCGATGTGCCGTATGACGAGTGACCGAACGTGGAATTACCGAATCCAGTATTAGGGTCTGCGTCAGTGCGTCCTGCTACAAATCCTGCTGGAGTTATATCGAATAACCCTGCCGCATCGTCATAAACGTAGAGCTTGGATGGTGTACCAACTCCTAGCCATCTACGGAACCTGTTGTCCATCCATGTCAGTGATGTGCGTGGCACACCCGTGACAGCAGTGGTGCCAGTCCCCCATGTACGCCAGCCGCCGACAGGCCCAAGCCCACCGACAGACCAGCGCATCAGGTCTGCGTCAAACCAACGTCCCCTAGCCTGATAGAGTGTGCCGTTTTTCCACAACCCAGGCTGAAATTCAAGAGGGATATACTGCGGCGCAGGCATAGACTAGGTGATGATTCCGTTATCTGACTTTCTGACCATAAAGTGAGGGTCAGCAGCATCCAGTTCACCGCTCACAATGTCCACACCGCCAAGTCCAGCAGACACTAGAGCGAATTGTATGCGCTCCTGAATCTCCTTGGACTGCGCGAACAGCGTAGCAAACAGTTGTGCCTGATCTGGCGAAAGGATGATACGCTCCTCTTCTGGAACAGCACCATTGGTGGGTGTGATGAGATCCGCACCTTCGACTGCTGGTCCTCCGTCCTTCTTAGCCATTTCCTGACCTTTCCTTGAGGTTAATAATTTCGACTTCAGTTTTCGTAATTCTCTGCCCATGATCGTCTACCTTCTCGTCTAGGCGGTTACAGATTCTCTCAATTGATTGGATGCTCTCACGGGCACCATTAAGTCCTGATTTCACGCCACTCATAGAAGCACCGTATGCTGCACCAGCAGCGAGCGGAGCAGCCAGGAACGCTAACAACGTAGTCAAGGTATTAGGCTCCATTATCCCACGGCATCTCACGGTTCGTTTCGCGTGTGGGGGAAACTTGCTCTTCTATGTTCGCGTCTAATCGCAACTTCATTTCCGCGAGTTCAGAAACACCTATCTGGTCTACCACCCAGCCCTCGACATCTGATTTAATAATATCCTCGTAGGGAATCCAAGGGTCGTTCTCGTCCCAGGTAATGCCCGTTGAGTCGATCTCGTAAGCCGTATGGCCGAGGCCATCGTCAGCCGTATAACGCCAAGAGATGATGTAAACGACATCCGTGTGGTTTTCCGCATCTGGTCCTAACTGAATGTCGAGTGCCGAAAAATCCCAGGAATATGTATTAGCCATCGGATTTCCTCGGTTCTAGGATCGGTCGCCCTTCTTTATTATCGGTCCAATCGGCTTCGCGGATATGATCGTCTTGACGTTCAGCCACCACCAGCCAACTCACTTCGTCATATGAGTTAGGAGCTTGGCATACTATGGTGAGAGTGCTTCCGCTCACTGAACCCTTGACCGCGTCCCAGCCGCTGTCGTTTTGTACCCACACCTGTGGATCGCGGCATAGCGCCGACCATGTACCTTCGCTTAATCCAATTTCTTCATCCAGATCCACCTCTGCCCAGCCGTCAGATAGTGTAACCACGCCTCTGTAGATCAGGTCGGCCCTTGGACCCTCGACAAAACTATGAACCAAATCGTGGGTTTTAGGCTTGATTGGATGGTCGATCTTGAACGAGCCACTGCCCTTCGACAAGGCACCAGTGCAGTGCATCGTGCCATCGACTTCTAGCTGATACGATGGGGCTACCTCGTTTATTCCCACATAGCCGTCCGAACCCTGGATAAAGACCTTCGCGGCACCTAATTGTAAATTCGCATAGTGCCCATTCGTGCGATCATATGCGTAAATTGACCATTTGTCGGCTCCAGAAATTGCCTCGAAATGCAGCTTCAATGTTTCGCCGCCCTGCGCTGGATCAGCGAAATTCACCATTTTATTCAATGTCGCAGTGCCGATACCGATGAAGCTATCGCCGTCGATAGTTAACGCCTGGACGGCGTTGTCTCCTATCTTCAAGCTCATCTGCTGGTCGGCGGCTGTCGTATTATGATTGAATTCAATCGAACCACGATAATCGGAGCCACTGAGGAAACCCAACGTAGACAGTTGGCCCTCATCTGTATCGGATGAAATTTCCAGAGCGCAATCATCATCGGTAGACCCGAATCTAGCGGTTACGCTACCCGCTGAACTCATAGCAAACGCAGATAATGTTCCGACACTGGTGATCTGAGTCTGCGAGGCTTCGACATTCAGCGTGACAGTCCCTGATGTACCACCACCAGATAGACCTGTACCAGCAGTTACGCCTGCAATGTCGCCTGTAGTGGGTGTTTCCCAGGCTGGGTTAGCTCCAGCCCCACCACTGGTCAGCACATCGCCGTCTGATCCAGCACCTAGTCGAGCAGGGGCACCAGACGCAGCATAGTAAAGAACATCGCCCTGTGTACCATCTTCCAACTTGGCGAGTGTTATCGCGTTATCTGCAACCGTAACTGCGCCACCAGCGGTCATGGTAACATCACCTGAAAGTGCAAACTCTGCAGCGACATTAGATGCACTACCTATCCAGATCTTCGTATCCGCTAACGGTGAACTTGTCGCGTCGATGTAGGCACCAGTGATCGCGGTGCCGTTCCAGACTCCTGTAGCCACCGTTCCAAGAATCGTGATTGCCGTGGAACTGCCTACATCCAGCGTTGCTGGATCACCACTGGCATCACCGATAAGTATTTCACCATCACCAAGCACTGAGGTCGCGGTGATCGCTCCAGTCCCAGACCCTAAAAGCACACCACCGTCAGTTAATGAGACCGCACCCGTACCACCCTGGTTGACGGCTACGGTGGTGCCCTCCCATGTACCTGTCGCAATCGTGCCCAGTGTGGTAATCGAAGTCTGACCCACATAAGTCGATGCGATAGTCAGTGCGTCGGCTGACACCGTGATCTTATCTGCCGTCCCAATGACATTCAGCGTAACTGCACCTGATGTACCACCACCCGTCATTCCTGCACCAGCTACCACACTGGTAATATCCCCAACTTCAGGTGTGGCCCACTGGAGAGTACCATCAGTGTTGTTTATGCTCAGAACTTGGTCTACCGCTCCGATAGCGGCAGGCAGGGTCAGTGTATATGAACCACTTACCGTAGCTGGTGCATCGAAGCCCACATACTGACCACCAGAAGCATCCTGTAGACGTAAATCGCCCTCTGCTAGAATATCTACTTGTGCAGCACTGATGTTGCCCGTGAACGTCACATCGTCCGTGCCGTCACCGACGCTGAATACAATCCCGTTCGTTCCACCACCGTCTACGTCCGCGGAGTTGAGTTCAAACTGAGTGTTGCCACTGTCGTAGATGAACCAGTAATCGGGTGCAGCACCGAACTCCAACGCCCTGTTATCGCCCAGTTTGATCTTGTCGAGCGTGTAGGATGACACGCTGTTGATGTTCTGATTGTTGACCAGCAACGTGAGTGATGCTGTAGACCGCGAAAAGACCGCATCCAGATAATCCAGATCGACGTTAAGCTTGGTGCCCCAGGTGTCGGTAGATCCACCGACTTCAGGTTTCGTCAGCCCAAGATTGGTAGTGGTGGTATCAGCCATGTTTTATCCTAGAGCTACGGATCGCATACGGAGGCCAGAAGCGGTGTGACGCTCCCGTTGTCCCTGCAATCGTAAGTCGTTTAGTGCCTTATCAAGTCTGGATGTCCACATCGGCATCCGCTCATCATTCTTCAAGTACGGTTCTGCTTCGACCAACGTACCAAACAAGTAAATGTCGGGGTGGTTGGTCAACAGCCAATTTGTTGTCGCTGCGTCAGTCAGTGCAGCTATGCGCGTGTAGTAGATAATAGACGCCGTATACGTCTGGTCTGGTGACCTGAGTACCTCAAGTTGATTAGCCGATCCACCGATTGTGGTGAAATAATACGGCTTTCCAGTACCTGTCAGTGTAATACGCCTCTCTGACAATTCCTCTGGAGTCATATACTCAAGCACAATCACAGGCTGTAAATCCAACACGATCCTGACGATCTCCAAAGTATCCGTAGGAAGCGTGGTGTAACGCCCTGCGATTGAGAACGAATCGTTCTTCGTAATCATATCGGGCTGGCGTATCACACGATTGAAGTTCGCTTCCGCAAGCTCTATGAACTCTGGGATCCGATCTGTCATATCTGAGCGATCCAGCCAATTTGCTGTGGCTGTTTGAAGCTCTGCGTAGGTGGTGATCGCCACTAGACTCGTCCTGGCCTGGTTCTGAACACCTTGTTGTCAGGATCGTTCAGCCAGCGTTTAATCACCCTCTGGTCCTTGAAGTTGTTCGACGCCTTGGCGAGTTGGTGATAGATGACCATTGGTATAGAAGCCACCTTGTGTGTATCGCCCTTCCATGTTTTACGCTCATCTGCCTGATTGAAAATGCTCTTGTTGTGTTCAACAATAGCAGTGACATCCTGAACATTCCCTAGGCTGATGTTGCCTGTGATATCATCATAATGATACCACTGCGTAACCTTGGTTACTGGGTCATAATCGAGTATGCGTTTCATAATATGGAACCATCGGGGGCAGGGGCCGAAGCCCCCACCCCACTAGGTTTACCGTTATGCCGCCGCCGAAGTAATGCCAGCAACAACACCGTGGGCTGCTTCGTTGTTAACCTGAAGCCCCCACTCGATCAATGCCATTCTCTTATCGGCATCCCCAGACTTAGCTAAAGCCTCAATCCCATACGGGCGAAGAGTAGCCAGTTTTAATTCATCTGGGTCGATCAAGAACGCCCAATTGTTATACAGTGATCCTGCACCTTCATCGATCACTCCTGTGAAGAAACGGTTAGGAACAACCGATAGATTACCGAAATCACTGACATAAATGTCAGCCGCACCGATAATCACGGAAGGCTCTGCACCGTCTACATTGTAGCGACTAGAAGCGATTCCACTGAATCCACTTACAACAGTCTTGTTGTAAGGTGATACCATCAAGATGGAAGGCTCGCCACCATTCTCGTAGCACGACTGCATCGTGGTCTTGAGCATCGCCTCAGTAAACGCCGTAGGAACGTCGAAAGACTTCCACACCTCCGAAGCACCTGTCGGAACCGAACCCGAGTAGCTGGGTTTGGTCGCTTGGTTTTCAACAACATTCGTTTTCAACCAGCCTGGGAAGCCACAGGTAACTCTTGCTGTTGACGTACCACCGACAACAGCACCCACTCCGTTCAGCAGGCAAGCAGTTTCAACATCACGCTTTAGCTCTTTCGCGGTTTTTGCTGCTTGGTATCCCACCTCTGAAGAACGACCAGCCTTGATAACTTTCTGCTCAGTTCCAGAGATGATGAAATCGCGCATATTGATCTGACAATAGTTCCCCAGACGCGTGGTGGCGGAAACAGCCGTATAGCTGCTCAGATCCTGTCCTTCAACTACTGGTGTGGCGGAAGCAGAACTAAGGCTGTCCGTTTGCCACTCGAAATATGTGTTCTCTGCACTACGGCTGCCAATATTGCTCTGGAAGGGAGTGGCTGTCGGAGAAATATCCGCAATCAGATCACTCAGATCCTCCCTGATCCCTTTGGCATCGTAAGTGGTGAACGTGTTAGTAATAACTGCCATAATTTAACTTTTAGTTAGTCCGCAAGCAGTGAACCAAACAAGGCTGCGGCATCGTCCACCTTTCCAGTGGTTTTCAGCTTTTGCCTCATAGCTTTCTGCTTACGGGAGCGCACCCTCTGGGAAGTCTCCTTGTTCCCACCTTTTGCGCTTCCGATTTTCGATTTAGCCGCCTGGACCTTCTCGCCGTTGGTGAGTTGGTTGTAACGCCAGGCATCCCGTAACGCGATCAATGCTCTATGGTCGTAAATCTGACCCAATTCTTCGTCACTGAATCCTAGTGTTTTCCCATACTCTAACAGCTTTCGCTGTTCATCGGCCTGAAGATCCGAGTCGGACCATTCAGGAATCTTTTCCAGCACCATTGTCCGTTCCTGGGAAAGGCGTTGTTCCAGTTCCTCAGATTGCTGTCCCTGTAGGAGTTGCTGCATACGCACTTGTTCCTCTTGCACGGCTTGAATCTGCCCTTGCCGATCTCGCTCCATCTGCTTGAGCTTTAGCCATTGAACGGGGTCTTGTCGCTCTAGCGTATCCCAATCAATGTTCGGTTGTGCGGCAGCTTCCATCTGTTGCCGAAGTTGCTGAAGCACAGACGCATACGTCTGACGCTCCTGCCCCAGAGCCGTTTGCTGGTCAGCGAACGCATTGCGCTCATCGGCCAACGCCTGACTCTTTTGTGTGAATGACGATCCCCTTTGGTAGCCCGATAAGAGTTCGTCCAGCGGAACTTGCATCTCTTTGCCGTCTACGAGTACACGGTAGGTTGCACCTTCGCCTTCGGATTGTTCTTCGTCAGCTTCCTCGTCTGCGAACTCATCCACTTCATCCAAATCATCGGATAATTCGGATTCTACTTCCTGCTCTTCCAGGGAGTCCTCTGCCTCAACCGGCTCGGGTTGCTCTTCTGGTTCTCCGACGAGCATTTGATTGAACGAATCTGAAATCTCGTCCATAGTGCGACGTTTACGGTCACTCCCTGCTGGGTTGGTGACTGTTGTTTCGCTCACTATTTTCTCCGTTTCTTAGATTTATTTTTCTTTTCTACTGCCCAATCAGCGACCAATGTACGAAGACCACGAACGACTTCATCGAGGCCGCGACCCTGCATATAAAGATTTTCCCTAGTATTCACCTCGTTCAGATCCGTTAGATGCCATTGTGTAACGATGCTGACTCTTGCGGTTTCGATAACTTCGGTGAACACAGGATCTTTCAGTATCTCATCAGCTCGCAGCCCTTTCTGTTCGCGAGTCAACTCATTCATCTTCTAATCTCTTCTTCAAAATTTCAAGGTCTATCTCGTTATCAAATTTCTCTTCAGCCGTGAATTCCCGTATCGCCAGATCACCGGCAATACGCACACTCTCTCGTTCATCGAGCTGTCGAGCCTTCATAACATCTACTTCCAACTTCTGCTGATCGATTGCCGTGCGAGCTTGGATATCTGCCATCTGAGCCTGCGCGAGCAACTCTTCTGGAGTCGGCGGCGGTGGTTCAGGTGGCGGTGGCGTCCAATCTACCGGCAACGGTTTNAAGAACTGATCGGTGTCCTTGTAACCACTGATCTCGAGCATCTTGGCTAACGTGTTTCGGATGTTGCCTAGACCGACAAGCGGATTGTCAGGTCCGAGTTTCTCCAACGCTTCCGTTTGCCTGACTACAACCTGATTCAGAACAGCTAGACGTTCGTCCGTCATACCGGAGCCTAGTCCGACATTCACCGTACAATCCATAGACGAATCCCACACCCTTGGATCTACAGGCACCCATTCGTTACGCAAGCGAACTACGCGCTCACGGTCCTGATGTGTAATGATAAGCCTGAGTAATCCCTTAAACAGACGTTTGAATCCATTCTCGGCAAACAGTCTAGCCATCATTTCCAGGTGCTGTTCGGCACCACGAATCGTGGCGGTTACAGCAGCTCTAGTTGTGGATTGCAATACATCGGGGTCCAAGCCTTGGGATGCAGCCGTCTGGCCGGTGCGTGATTCTTTCATGTCATCCAGATAGGACACCATCGGGAACGCTTCCTTCCCCAGGAACGGCACATCCAACTGCTGTACCATGCCAGGCTGGCGCATCCTGATGATTGATCCGACTTCCGGATTCAGCACATCATCGATGTCCACCATGCCCTCTACTACACCCGTTCTGGGATAGAGCGCAAAACTCAAGCTGTCCAGCATACCACGCAGTACGGCTGACTTGATTTTCTGAATATCTTTCGTGAGATCGGCCAGATCAGATCCGAAAAACACATGAGGTTCCGGGTCACAGGCGAACATAGCGAACGGTATCTCGTCCGCTGACTCGTTATTTACGACCTTATAGCCGTCACCCACAGTGCAGACACGCCTGAGTTCGGCTATGCCGTCACCGTCATAATCGATGTAACACCACGCTTCGACGTAAAGTACTCGTCTGCGTTCGTAAGCTGACAATGGACTCATTGATGCGCGGTCATTGTATCGTGCCCAATATTCATCCGTACCCGTAAACGCAACTTCGTCCGACAGATGCTCTTCCAGCATTTTCCTGTCGTAACCCAGAGCAACCAGAGATGACACGGTAGCCATTGTCCTATGTCCTACNATCATCGCGTCATCGAGACTCGTAGCTGCTGCNTCCACNAGAAATTCTTCCGGCGGCATTGTTTCTATCTTTACACGATTGCGTTTGCGCTGACGTTTGATCTCTACATCGTATATTTGCGGTACAGGCATACCCTGCGCTTGCATCATTTGAGCCTGCTGCTCGTTGACGCCTGGAGCTGGCCGTGCTTCCACCGATACAGCCTCGACGCCATCTTCCTGCAAGATCAGGCCAAGCGCACCTTCGTCCAGATTCTCGAATGTGTGGGTGTGCACTTCGATGGAATCATCCCACCACCACTTTACGAAACCGCCCTTATTCATCAGCGCGTCTTTGAACACGCTATAAAAAATAGCTACGGCTTCGTTGTCCTGTTGGATGACATAATTCAGATAGTCGGTGGCCTGTTCGGCCATCGCGATATCTTCACCGGAACGTGGCACGAACTCCACGACTTTCTCAGAACCAAAGAACACACGCATCATGGACGGCAATACTGCTTGCACGGAATCACGCACATCTCGACTAACTACCTGGCTTCTCCCGTCTACTTCATTACCGAACCTATCGCCCTTGTAGTACTTTGTGGATTCAGCCCGAATCGGACTGATATCGTCGTCTATGTACTGGATCGCGTCTGTGATGTAGGAACGAACTGTGGTTTGCAGTTCTTCCTCCGTCATCCCGATCCCAGCTTCGGTTTCAGCCTCGTCTATATATGCCAAATTCAACCACGCTGATAGAGGTATGTAACCACATTCTCATTCTTTGATGACAGGATGTCTAGGGGCAACGCTATATCAAGACGATACAAGAGCATTTTGTTTATTTAAGTTGGGCCGCCACGCCAGTTAACAGCCGAACCCCCTAGACTATTCCTACCAGATCTCTCTTCAACTTACCCAAACGCCTTCCAGATCTTCCCCCTATAGCAGTACCAGCATCTGACGAAAAGGTCAATACAAAAGCATCTGCAGCATCCGGACTGTCTACCCCTCGTTTCTTTAGATCTGCCTTTGATTCTATTTTCAGTTTACCCGTCGAAGTATAAGTGTATCGTAACGTGGTAAGTTCGGATTTCAGTCTCGAGTCTTTAGGTAATCGCACATCGCGACCTTCCAGCCATCCTTTCGCCTTATACCACAACTCTGCCCTCAGATTCAGATATACATCACCCATAGCAGGACTTTCGCTGACGTTGATCGCATAAGCTGGCAATCCCAATTCCCTGAGTCTATCCGCTACCCCTGCACCCAACCCGATAGCATCCACAAATATCTCTTTGGGTTTCTCTTCAGCGATATCATATTCAGCCTTGATCGCACCAGTAAGCTGCATTGTATCCAGGCCGCGCCACAATCTGACGGATTCAGTAACGGAATTCCCCTTTCTCTTACAAAGCGCAGATGCGTCAGAACCAAACCTGGCTACATCGACGCCCCACACGACCGTACCAAATTTTGTTGGAAACACATCGCGTGTAATGGCACCTTCCGCTAATTCCATACTTATGACCGTATCGTCATCACCTTTGGGAAATTCTCCCAGAACACGCACACGGTATGTATTAGACTCCGGACCATACCTCAGTTTGCATTCTTCAATATACTCACCTGACACCCGTGGCGTTGTTTCACACGACACATGAAATGTAGACCACCGTTCTTCCAGCTTGTGGAACGTATCGTAGAAGTAGCCACTCGAGCGAACAGGGTTCCCTGCTAATACCATCGAGGCGTGATGTGCCGACATGGAACCACCGGCTGCTTCGTATACCTGTTCCGGTACACCACTCGCTTCGTCTGCTATCAGGAGAACGTGTTCTGCGTGGACACCCTGCAGCGCATCCGGCTTTTCAGCTCTGGATGTTCTTGCAGAGATAAAATTTCTTTCGGGATCAGCCAGGAGTTCTATCCTGTCTGCCCGTATATTAAACATTTCACGAAAACCTTCAGGTGCCTGCTTGAGCCATGACTTGGCTTCAGGCAGCAGAGCATCGTGTAGCTGTGCGGAAGTAGGTGCGGTTATGACCACCTTCGCATTGTAATGCACCGCGATCCACCATAGGGCGAGCCATGACAGACAACTCGTCTTTCCTACACCGTGCCCGGATCTGATGCTGACACCACGATCACCGTCAGCGACCGCCTGCATCACCTCCGACTGCCACTCATCCGGTTCCGCATTCAGGATCGTCTGCACGAATAGCTTGGGATCTTTACGAAACCTTTTTATCGATGTGGCAAAATCCATCTATTCTGGAAGTCTCACAAGAAAACCAGGAGTCCCGTCCCCGAACCATGCACCCAACTGATTGTATCCATAATACTCGAGTGCCTCTCCATAATCGGCACCATCATCCATCAGCTTATCGAGTACTTTCGATTTATCATAAATAAGAACAGACGGCTGACCGAATCTCTCCAGAACCCCGATAACGCAGCTATCGTACATTTCTGCCGGTTCCATTCTGATCGCATTCTCAAGACCATACTCTGTTACCTGTTCATCAAGATTTCTCATATATAAGATCTTCGTGAGCGCATTCAATCCAAACCTTTGCTCCACATGAAAGAGGCTGTTCGGGTAAGTACACGACCTTTGATGGCCCTGCGATTTCAATCGCGTCAGTATAATTATTACTTTTGTATGTCTTGACCGTCAGCACTGGTTTGGTTTCTGCGGGATTTTTTTTGTTATACCTGATATGATGCTGATTAACATGAATTCTAGCAATCATTTATGACTAATATCCCCTGGATTGCCTTTGTCTCCTGAGTTCAGCTTCGCGTCTGCCCCCACCTAGAAGCCCACGGAGTTTGTTAACACCACCCATGATGAATTCTTGTTCACGCCTTTGCCGTCCCAATCGTTTATTTCTGAGATTTTCTTCTGCCTGTTCCCAGGTTAATGTATCCCCTTCAAGTAAAGGAGGCGATTCTGTTGGCATCGATTCATTCTTTCTCGATTCTGATCTGAGGGCATATAGATGCTGCATAGCAGCCTCAACCGTATCATGGGTTTCTATATCCCTCCAGCTATCGCCATCACTAACCTGAACGGTTTTGTTGCTCAACCTGTACTTGACGGGAACTTGCGACAATGCAGCCTCACCCAATCCCTTTATTCCTCTTCCTAGCGCACCAACACTACCGGCCACATTTTGTGCCCCTCCCTTTAACATTTCCAATCCTATTCTAGGAAGCGACTCGTCTTGAAGCGATTCATATTTGGTACCCGAAGGTAAGAAAAACTGTCGAGGGCTTGTAACCGCAGAGTCAGCCTTACTAGCAAAAGCCTTAAGCATTTCAGGTATAGACATATCCTCTCCACCCATAACCCTTCCCCCCAGTAATCCACCAACATCTGGTGATGCGAATGGATCTATCCTGTCACCCAGTAAGGATCTCGATGCTCTCCTTCGCCTAGTACGACGCATACCTGGCGTGAGTACATGGGGCACACCCTGCCACTCCTCTTGAGGCTGTGCATCTGGAGACATGAATAGAGAATTTCTAACCATGTCCGCTTCAATCTGCCTGCGCTTGTTCAACCCAGGATTACTGGATCTCAATCCCTCGATTGAATCTGCGACTGCATCTTTATCGCCGGTATTGAATGCCTCTACCACAGACTGTGGAATCCTACCAAAATTGTAGGCTAACGAGGTAACCACAGCTAACGTATCTGCATCCAGGCTATCATATACTTGAGGACTGATACTGTTTCTAGCCCTGGGCATGAACTCGGTAGTCAGCCTTCTATCTATATCCCGATTAGCATCCTCTTCGGTAACGGACATTCCCTTGGTAACGGGCACAACCCTACCATCCTCGAGCGTGATTGTATCGCTACCATAACCGGCCCTATATGCATTTACGTCCCATGTACCTTTAGGCTGCCAGCCTTCCCGATCAATAATGAACTGCCTAACAGCATCATAGCGAGGATCTTGTCTTATCTCTGCTGCCAGATCATCCTCTGGCGTTTCTTCTGTAGCAATCGGCCCCAACAGACTAGCCATCATTCCACCTTAGTTTAGTACTTAACATTTGCACGGAGAGCTTTCAGGTGTCGTTTAGCTGCTTGCACCGTTTTATGGGTGGTAAGCTTCTTCCAGCCACTCGCTCGCTTAACCTGAACAGTTTTACCGCTGAGTCGATACGGCATCTAGTTATTCATTTTTGAAAACGTATCGCCTGACGATCTACCCATATTCTACCTTGCATATACATCTCGTCACCCTTACCAAAGAATATATCTATGACATACTGATATTCTTCTTCGTTCATAAATTTTTCAGCTTTTCTTTCATGTTTCGCATTAACAGCAGGATAAAGCAGGCATCCCTGACTGTCTTTGGCAGAGTACACACGATCCAGGCCATTCGATACATACGCTTCCGTTCCTCCCTGCTGCCACTCAGGATAGATACCGCGTTTGTTCAAATCCATCATTGACCTACAGATAGCTTTCCTTACTTCTGCCTTCGTATGTCCCACGCCGTCTGATTGCACATCCTCGACAATCGCTGCAAAATCCAATGTGTCGGCTCGTAAGATATCTTCATCTGGAATGTAACCACTGGAAAAGGAATCCATTTGTTCCGACATATTAACTCTCCATCAGGTTTGTGAGACTTTCGATAATAGTATCAAGTTCTGGTAGCCAGCGGTGTTTGGGATTCAGTTTAGCAAGATTACTTCTATTCTCCACAACTACCGACCGAGTAGCCAATACAATTTTAAGATCGGCAGGAATCGGAGGCGGCAACTGCGCCACTGTTGCTCCAGCCAGATCCCGGTCATACTCATCACTCGACTGCGCCAGCACCTTTACGCGAGTACGTTCCGGCTGATCCATAGCCACAACGTGTGATGCCATAGCCAGCTTCTGGGTGTGATTCGTTTTCGCTTCATTGATTAAATCGGACAGCACACCGCGATCATCCTCGTTTATCTTTTTAAGTGCCTCTTCCAACTCAGCACCCTCAACTTCCTTCTTCGCCTCTTTCAANGTCAGCGTTCCATTGATGACAGGTTCTACGAGTTCAGGCTTACGCTTCCGTATCTTCTTCGCGTCCGACACATATCTTGCATTCGTCTGAAAGGTTCTAGCAGCTTCATCGCGTGACCGAGACCCTTGTGGAATTTTTTCCACAACCCCCCTCGTCTGCCTTTCGCGAGCTTCTGCTTCCAAGACATCCAAGATATCTGGATCTGCCGCGAGCATAGCACGTTGCTGACTTGTGAGATGTCTGCGCTGAAGATTTGTCGAGACAATCCACTCGCCAGCAGTTACACCATCGGGTGCGCTCCATTCGGTTTGCTTCGGCGCAATGCCCAAGTCATTACATGCTCTGACACGGTTACGTCCATCAAGTAGTTGATTGTCGTGTATCACCACAGGATGCAGTTGACCACGATCTCGTATGTCATCGACAAGCTCTTCATACTCACGACCAAACAACAACGGAAACTTCTCTGCTACCGGATGAATCTCGATCATAGTTATTTTTTTAGAGAAGGGAATTTTTTCTCGACACACCTTCTGACTCTGGCCTGCTCCGCTTCTGTACCAAACTGTGCTATCCTCGCCAAAGCATTCCTGGCATGAGAGATGTCCGGAACCGGATAAGTTCTACCAGGACCGCAGAACTCGCTGTCCGACAACTTCTTTCTCTGCTTCGTGGTCAGAGTCGCCATCGTCACTTCACCTTATTAGCTTCCACGGACTAGACGCATCACCAATGTCTAGAAAGCGTATGGCTTGCGCCTCTGGCCCCATAGGCCACAAGCCTTCGTCGTACCCTTTCCATCCGGCATCTTTGGCCCGTGTGACAAAATCGGTAGAGTAATTGTCGGAATCGGAAGTGCTAAGATACCTATGACCCGCTTCAGCACCCCCAGCCTGTAAATCCAGTTGCCTAATATCTCGCTGGGTCAAGCCACCTTCTTCTGCGTACTCCATTAAGGCTTTAGTCGTAGCTGCTGTTCCTTGGGATGAACTTGTCTTACCCCTCACATCTGCATCACCAAACTTTGTCTGACCAGCTTTGGTGGGACGCTTGGTCATGCCTAGAATTTTTTTGAGCTTCTTGGATTTGCCGTTTGCCATCATTCCTCCTGAAGTACGGATGGTCATTCAAGACTATACCGCAATATTCGCACGTTAGCCACAGTATCGTAGGTTCCTGATGCTGACCACACTTTGAACAGCTTATGTGCTTAGCCATATGACCTCCACATACAATCTTTTCTGTATTTAACTGGTTACTTTATTTCCAGATGTTTTCCAGACCCCCCTTCCAAGCCATAGGATATTACAGAAATATATTGTTGTAGTGCAAGGGCTTACAGAATTATAAGGGTATTCCGAACCCCCCTTCCAGACCAGAACTAAGCTGGCACCTTTTCACTTGGCTCAACATCACCTACCAACTTCCTTGTTTGCCAGGGAAGTAAAGAGATGTCATGCTCTTTGAAATAAGCCATAACAGACTCCGGCGTTAACGACTTGCTCTCCAATGCATCCGCAGCACGACGGAGAATCTTCCAATCGTACCCAGCATGGACTTTAGATCTTGCCCTTAAATCAGTAATCAATTGTTGATCCATACAACCTCCTGATAATTTCAAAATTACCCGGGACTCATATTACGTCAAGTCGGTCTGTGTTGGGGTAAATAGTTCCTGCCCCCTGTTTTGGTTAAAGGGGGGGGTTCGCTGTTGCTTTAGCGAACGCTCGCTAAGGCGAGCTTGTGAGCAAGGAGGCGAGCGACGCGAGAACCACGCTTTTGCGAGCAGCGAACTTGTAGCGAGCCAACGGCGAGCGAATTTTTTCTGGAATTAGCGTCCTCTTTTTAGGACACGCTAGACTTAGTCGATTTGCTCGAGTTCTCGAGCTCGAGCTGGCTTTTGAGCTCGAACCTGAACCGATTCCCAGGTGCGTAATAGCTTCCGGCTCCTTCTCTGAAGAGCGGTTCCCCCATTTCCGGNAGTCGCTGCTTCCTCCTCGAGCCAATGTTCTCGGCTCCTAACATTTCTTGCTTTTACCCCTTGCGTATGCAATAGATATTGAGTAGATTCGTTCATGTCAAATAACACCAGGAGAGACAACATGGCAAACCCAACTTCCGCAACCGTTGACCGATATCTGACAACGGCCAAAGCTTATCACCATTCCGCTGGTCCTGCTCGAGAAGCCAAAGAGCTTGCAATCCTGCACTCGATCACGGATGGGATTAGCTCCATTACAGACTCGAGCGGCAACCGTGTTGCTCCTTACGTTGACTACTCGGCTGCTCGGTATGTGATCGAGCGGCTTGCTGCTGCTGGATTCGAAGTCAATTGGGCCAAGAAATAACCAACCTTTCACCTCCAACGGAGGGGCCGCAAGGCCCCTCGGAGGCTTTAAACATGGAAAAAGAATCCTCTCTCGCTTCTCTCTTCGATCATCTCGAGACTGATGGTGAGACAAACTTAGAAGGTCGGCTGGTGATATCTGCTGGGCCACCTATGGGTATCAAGCCAGAAGATTCGGTTCCCGCTACTCGGGGCGATTGGCAAGAAATTAAGGATATCATGGACTCGCCCGAATATGTGGAAGGGACACGCATANTGGGNCTTATAAAGGACGGAGAGACAAATGGCTGACCTGGATACGAGCGTACAGAC